GAGCCGAATCTCCGCGTTCACTGGGCCAAGCGCGCCCGCAGGGCGCACAAGCAACGCGAGGCCGCCCGGATGCTCGTCCGGGCGGCCCTTGCTCCGCTTCCGCCCTGGAACCCGCTCCGGGCCAGGAACCGGAAGCTGAAGGTGTGGCTCTGGCGCATCGGCCCGCGTGAACTGGACTCGGACAACCTCGCCGCCGCGCTCAAGGCGGTCCGCGACGGCGTGGCGGATGCGCTCGGCATGGACGATGGCGACCCGCGCCTTCTCTGGTGCTACGGCCAGCGGAGGGGAAAGCCGGGTGAATACGCCATTCAGGTGGAAATCACGTGATGCAACTTCGCCCCTATCAACAGGACGCCGTCGAGGCGCTCTACCGATACTTGCGCGAGCACGACGACAACCCGTGCATCGTCATCCCCACGGCGGGTGGGAAGACGCCGGTCATGGCGACCGTCTGCAAGGACGCGGTCGGCCGCTGGCAAGGCCGCGTCCTCATCGTCGCGCACGTGAAGGAACTCCTCGAACAGGCCGTGGAGAAGCTCCGGCTCGTCGCGCCGGAGATGATGCTGCAGGTCGGCGTCTACTCGGCTGGACTGAAGAGCCGCGACACCGAACACCCCGTCATCGTGGCGGGCGTGCAGTCGGTCTACAAGCGCGCCGAGGAACTGGGCCGGTTCGACCTCGTCGTCATCGACGAGGCGCACATGATTCCCCCCGACGGCGACGGCATGTACCGGACGCTTCTGGCGGGACTCAAGGAAACAAACCCGGCGCTGCGCGTCATCGGGCTTACGGCGACGCCGTTCCGCATGACCTCCGGCTCCATCTGCGCGCCGGAGAACGTCCTCAACGCCGTTTGCTACGAGATCGGCGTTCGGGAACTCATCATCCAGGGTTTCATCTGCCCGCTCAAGGCCAAGGCGGGCCGCGAGAAGGCCGACACGAGCGACCTCCACGTCCGGGCGGGCGAATACATCGCCAGCGAAGTCGAGACGCTCATGGACACCGATGTCCTCGTCGAGTCCGCATGCCGCGAAATCCTCGACTACACCCGCGACCGGAAGGCCTGCCTCATCTTCACGAGCGGCATCCAGCACGGGACTCATGTTGCCGAGACGCTCCGGCGCATGGGCGCGACGGTCGAGACCGTCTTCGGCGAGACGCTCGACTTCGAGCGCGACCGCGTGCTTCAGGACTTCAAGGCCGGGCGGCTCAAGTACCTCGTAAACGTCAATGTCCTCACGACAGGCTTCGACGCGCCGAATATCGACTGCGTCGCCATGCTCCGGCCCACGATGTCACCGGGGCTGTATTACCAGATGGTCGGGAGAGGCTTCCGGCTCTGCGAGGGAAAAAAGGACTGCCTTGTGCTCGACTTCGGCGGGAACGTGCTCCGACATGGCCCCGTGGACGCCATCCGCATCGAGGACGGCAAGGCCAATGGACCGGCCCCGGCCAAGGAATGTCCGCAGTGCCATTCCGTTGTCGGCGCGGGCTACTCGGTCTGCCCCGACTGCGGCTATGAGTTCTTCAAACGCGACGACGAGCGGAAGGCCAGGCACGCGGCCACCGCGGGCTCCGAGGGCATCCTGTCCGGCGATGTAACAATCGAAACCTACCCCGTGCAGGAGGTGGTCTACAGCGTCCATGTGAAGCGCAACGCCCCGCCGGACGCGCCGCGCTCGATGCGCGTCGAATACCGCATCGGATTCAGCCGCTGGCAGTCCGAGTGGATTTGCATCGAGCACACCGGCTACGCCCGGCACAAGGCCGAACTCTGGTGGAAGCGCCGCTCGAACGTGCCCGTGCCGGACACTGCCGAGGAGGCGGTCTACTTCGCCGAGCACGGTGCGCTGGCCCAGACCAAGAGCATCACCGTCCGCTCGGTCACTGGAGAAGAGTTCGACCGCATCGTCGGCTACGAACTCGGCGAGAAGCCCGCATACCGGGAACCAGGGTGGGATGACGCGGAACCGGCGGGTGAGTCGGAGCCGACCCTGGTGGACGAAAAAGTCCCGTTCTGAGGAGAACCACCACATGATGCAAACCAACCAATCCACGCATAGAGAGATATTCCCGTTGGACTTCTCCGAAAGCGACCCCCGCCTGGTGTGTCCTATGTGCGGCCATGACTATGTCCATCCTACGGGAATCATCTGCCTTCCTCCCGGTGGCAACGGGCGCGGCGTCCTGCGCGTCGATGCCGATGGCGTCCACTTGGATCCCACGGTCGAGCCGACGACACGCGGCGTGAACATCGTTTTGGAGTTCGTTTGCGAACAAGGCCATCCGTTTGCGCTCAAGTTCGAATTCCACAAGGGCCAGACATACGTCGCCAGAACTGACGGGCTCAGACCTGCTGGCTCGCCCATCAACACGATCTGGCGAGACTGACTATGGAATCCTTCCTGAATACGCTATTCGCCGACGCCCTCGCCGAGAACCGGCAGCTCTGCGTCTTCACCCTGCCCGACCGGCGGACACGGCACTTCGCGTCGCTCACCGCCGCCGCGCTCCACGCGGCCGAGGAGGCGAAGACCAAGGACGTCTACTTCGGCGTCGGGCTTGCCGGAGCGAACTTCAACCGGCGCAACGCCGCGGCCGATATCGTCGCCATCGTGGCCCTCTGGGCAGACATAGACCTCGCCGCGCCATGGCGCGCTACCAAGCCGCTGCCGCGCACGCTCGATGAGGCCCGGACCATCCTGGAGAAGTTGCCGCTTGCGCCGAGCATGCTCGTAGATTCCGGCCATGGCATCCACGCCTACTGGTTCTTCAAGGAGCCGTGGACGTTCGAGACGGAGGCCCATCGTCTGGAGGCTGCAAAGACAGCCCGGGGCTGGGTGGAGACCGTCCGCAACGCGGCGCGTACCCTCGGCTGGGAGGTGGACTCGGTCGGCGACCTGGCGCGCGTCCTGCGATTGCCGGGCACGGTGAACCGTAAGGGCGAGCCGCCGGTCGAGGTCCGGGTCATCGAGTCGAACGACCGCCGGTACAACCCCTGCGACTTCGAGACCTTCATGGCCGAGGAGATTCCAACCGAGACGCCCGAAGTCCAGGTCGGCGCGCTCGCGCTCCGGCCGGACGCCGAGCCGCCTGCGGACAAGTTTCAGCGACTGAGGTGCGGCTCGCAAAAGTTCTCGGACTCGTGGAACCAGTGGCGTGGCGATTTCGCCGACCAATCGCAGAGCGCCTACGACCAGTCGCTCGCCGACATCGCCGCTCTGAACGGCTGGGATGACCAGGAGATTGCCGACCTTCTCATCGCCGTCCGGCGCAGACACGGCCACAAGCCGGAGAAAGCCATGCGCGCCGACTACATCGCCAAGACCATTGCCTTGGCGCGGCGGGGCGCTCAAGAGAGATCGGCCGAAGGGGTGGACCTTTCCAAGTTCGCGCCAGGCCAGGACTCCCAATCCAGCGCGAACGCCGACGAGCAGCCTGCCGTCTCGACTCCCAAGAGCCTCGGGGAACTCATCGCCGCCTATCCGTCGCTCCGGCCGCCAGTCATCGAGGGTCTCTTGCGCCAGGGCGAGACGATGAACGTCATCGCCCCAAGCAAGACCGGGAAAAGCTGGCTCGTCATCGACCTCGCGCTCGCCATCGCCACCGGGCGGCCCTGGCTCGGCATGGACTGCGTGCAGGGCGACGTGCTCATCCTGGACAACGAGCTCCACGGTGAGACGTCCGCCAATCGCATTCCCAAGGTGGCCGAACGGCGCGGCATCGACATCGGGATGGTTGCCAACCGCCTTTACGTCGAGAACCTGCGCGGACGGCTGGTGGACCTCTTCGCGCTCGGGCCGTATTTCCGGCAATTCGCGCCCGGGCGGTTCAAGGTGGTCATCCTCGACGCCTTCTACCGCTTCCTGCCCATGCGCGCCGACGAGAACGACAACGGCACCATGGCCAGCCTCTACAACTACCTGGACTCCTACGCCGATCACCTGAAGTGCTCGTTCGTCATCATTCACCACACGTCCAAGGGCAATCAGTCGCTCAAGGAAGTCACGGACGTTGGCGCGGGAGCGGGCGCGCAGTCCCGCGCCACGGACACGCACTTGGTCCTTCGCCGCCACGAGGAGGAGGACGCGGTCGTCATGGAAGCGGCGGTGCGGTCGTGGCCGCCCAAGGAACCGATCTGCCTACGCTGGGCTTGGCCGCTCTGGATGCCGGACGAGAGCCTCGACCCTACCGCGCTCAGGAAGGAAGGCGGCAAGAAGAAATCGTCCGGCGGCGACGGCGCGGCCGAGCCCGATGCGCCCACATGGAATGCAAAAACCTTTGTGGCGCGATTCATCAACCAGGAACCGAAGAGCCAGGTCCGCATCCTGGAAGAGGCTGATGCTGAAGGTCTGTCGTCCCGCCGGGTGAAACGTCTGCTTGATCTGGCCGAGGAGGATGGCCTCGTCTTCCGGTGGTCAATCGGTTCACGGAAGGCCCCGTCTTACGCCACGGTCGAACCCCCGGAATCGCAGATGGAGAACAGTCGCGCCCTGGTCGAGGCGGTTCTGCGCCAATCGCCCGACATGAGCGCCAGGGATGCGGCCGAACGGTGCGGCGTTTCGGTGCGCTACGTTCAGCGGATCAGGCGCGAACTGGAGGCGAACAACGGTGCGAGCTCGGGTGCGAACTGACCCCTCCAGTTCGCAGTTGTTCGCTGCGAACTCGAAGCGAACTGTTCGCAGTCAGTTCGCAGGCAAGGAGGCGTGCAAGCCATGAAAGGACAGGCAGTTATGAAGCGGTGCGAACAAACGAACGGTTTACGCGCACCCCCCCCATACCCCCCGGGTGCGCGCGCGGGCCTGACGGCCTCGCGCGCTGGGCAGGAAAATGTGTGCGTGTCGAGTTCGTTCGCAGTGCCGTTTTTTGCGGCACATCGAACGGTTCCTCCGCCGGGCAAAACGCGCCGAGACGCGCGCGGGAACGGTCGCCTTTTGCATCACAGTTTGTTTTGCCGGTCCGGTTTTCCGGCAAGGGACGCGACGGGGCGCGCCCTGGCGCGACCGGCTCGTGGAGGTCGAGGAAACGTCCGCCCCGGCGGAAAGAACGCACCCCGGCGCAACCTGGCGCGAACGGGGCGCAACCCTTGGTCAACTTCGGAAGGAGGATTGAGCCATGAAGGTCGAACTTCGCAAGGTTTCGGACATCAAGCCCTACGACAAGAACCCCCGCGACAACGACGGCGCGGTCGAGGCAGTCGCCCGGTCCATCCGAGAATACGGCTTCCGGCAGCCCATCGTCGTGGACGCCGAGGGTGTCATCGTCGTCGGGCATACGCGCTGGAAGGCGGCGCAGAAGCTCGGCCTGGCCGAGGTCCCGGTCCACGTGGCTACCGACATGACGCCCGCGCAAATCAAGGCCTACCGCATCGCGGACAACAAGGTCGCTGAACTCGCCTCGTGGGACATGGAACTCCTGCCCATCGAGCTGTCCGAACTGCGCGGCATGGACGTGGACCTCGAACTCCTCGGCTTCTCGTCCGAGGAGTTGGAGAAGATTCTCGGCGCGACGGGCACCGAGGGGCTGACCGACCCGGACGCCGTGCCGGAGCCGCCGGACGAGGCGGTTACCAAGCCCGGCGACCTCTGGGTGCTCGGCAACCATCGTCTGCTCTGCGGCGATTCCGGCAAGCCCGAGGACGTGGACCGGCTCCTGGACGGCGCGAAGATTCAGCTCGTCAACACCGACCCGCCCTACAACGTGAAGGTTGCGCCGCGCTCGAACAACGCCGTGGCCGCCGCGGCAGCCTGCGGCGAATACATGGGCCAGCAGGGCATGGACGCGGCGATCCGCGGCGCGAACGCGCACGCCACGCACGAGAAGCTCCGGCCCAAGGACAGGCCGCTCGCCAACGACTTCGTTTCGGACGAGGAGTTCGCCCGGCTCCTGCGAGCGTGGTTCGGAAACATCCAGCGCGTCCTGGAGCCGGGGCGCAGTTTCTACATCTGGGGCGGCTACACGAACATCTGGAACTACCCCAACGCGCTCAAGGACTGCGAACTGTACTTCTCGCAGATGATCATCTGGGTGAAGGAGCACCCGGTGCTCACGCGGAAGGATTTCATGGGGAACCACGAGTGGTGTTTCTACGGTTGGAAGGAAGGCGCGGCGCATTACTTCAACCCGGAGATCACGAACGCCACCGATGTCTGGAGCGTGAAGAAGGTCAACCCGCAGTCGATGGTCCATTTGACCGAGAAGCCCGTGGAACTCGCGGTGCGCGCCATGACGTACTCGTCGAAGCCGCGCGAGAACGTGCTCGACCTCTTTGGAGGCTCCGGGAGCACGCTGATCGCGGCGGAGAAGACGGGCCGCCGGGCGTTTCTCATGGAACTCGACCCGCTTTATGTGGACGTGATCGTCAAGCGTTGGGAGGACTTCACGGGCAAGAAGGCGGAGCGGCTGGAACCGGCCACCGCTCGGAGGGAGGCGTGAAATGAACTCAGTGGTCGTGCGGCTGCAAGTCGGACCAGCTCTTCCGGCCGAAGGAGAAAAACGGCATGACGAAGACCCACAGGACCGGAAGAAGTCCAAGCTGTCCCATGGAAAGGGCTTCCCGGTACTGAAGGACTGCGACGGCTCCGCCAGCCAGAAGGATGCCGAGGAAGCCGATGTAGAGCATCCATATCGGTTTCGTGGGGTACTTCCACGGTGCGAAGAGGAAAAGGTAGGCGACGCCGGCGAGAAAAACGGCCAGGCCGATCAGCGGGTAGAGCCGGCTTCCATGAACCATCCAGACGATGGCCATGATCGGAAGCCAGAGCAGGCTGCCGAGTCCGCCGAGAAGCCATCCGAGTCTTGGGCCGGACATGGGAGGAACCCTTTCGCTGCTGACCCGAATTATAGGAATCCGCATGAACGTCGCAAGGCGGCGTGGGGAGCAGGGTTTGCCCCGTCGTTGGTAAAGACCTCTTTGCCAGCGAAGAGCGCTGGCCAAGTGTTCTTTACCAGCAAGAAGGACATCGCGGCATGATCTACCTCGCGAGCCCCTACACCCACCCCGACCCGGCGGTACGGGAGACGCGCTTTCGTGCTGCATGCCGCCAAGCGGCGGAGATGTTCCGCTGCGGGATTCCGGTTTTCAGCCCTATCGCCTACTCGCACGCCATCGCGGCGCACGACCTGCCGCTCGAATGGGACTTCTGGGAGCGGTTCGACCGGGCATTCCTGGAGGTCTGCACGGAGGTGTGGGTTTTGACGTTGGACGGCTGGCGGGAATCGCGGGGCGTGCAGGCGGAAATCGAACTCGCGCATGAACTCGGCAAGCCGGTGGTGCTCGTGGAACCGGGAGATGCCCTGACCGACCAAACCCCAGTCGCGGCGGTCCGCGCTGGGGCAGGTCGAAACGGAGAACCGTTCGATGCTACGCTTTGAGCGCGAACATCCCCCGCTCGGTCTTGCTGAACCGCGAGGCATCGCCCTTCTTGGCGATCTCGCGGATGATGGCGGCGTAGACCGTGGCGGCGGGCGTCTTGCCGCCGGTCTTCCAGAGGCCCTTCTCGATGGCCCGTTCGACGATGGTCTTGCAGTTCAAGGGCTCGCCCGCGTCGGCGAGCACCTTCGCGGCGGCGTCGAGGCCGGACAGGGTGCCGTCCTTGCGCTCGGCCTTCTTGCGCTGCTTCGGTTCGGCGGCGGGCGCGGTCTCGGTGACCGGCGTCTCCGGCGCGGCCTGCGCCTCGGGGGACTTCTTCGCGATCTTCTCCTGCTTGCCCGTGGACTTCTTGCTCGACTTCTTCATGGCTCGTCTCCTTCAACTTGCTGGGTTTCCGTACTCCGTCGCGGCACCATGCCGCGAACGGTCATGCCGAATCTTGGTGGCTCACACCTCCTTTCCATTCACCGGCACGGTCACGACCGTGCCCTTGTGGTCGCAGAGGTACGCGAAGGAGACCCCGGCGGTCTCCATGCGCTCGGCGTCCTTTCGCGAGACGACGGCCGGTATGCCGTTCATCAGGACAGCCGCCATGTCCTTCGCCGCCGCGTGGGCGATGGCCTCGCGGGCGGTCTTGAGCTCGGTGGTGCGAATGTCCATGTCCCGTCCTCCTTTCTACTCGCCGCGCATCTCTTCGAGGTGGTCCTCGATGAACCGAGACGCCTCGGTTTCGGACCATCCGTACCGTCCGATGAGGAAGGACTGCAGGATGTCCTTCAGCGACTCCCGGACGCGGCCGAGGTCCCCGGCGTAGCCCCAGTCCTTCGGCTTCTTCGCCGCCGCCTCGGCGTGGACCCGCAGCTCCTCGCCGACGAGGTCGAGGAGCGCGCCGATGTCCTTCTGGTGGTCGGCGTACCGCTCGGCGGCGGTCTGCTTGACCTGGCGTTTCACGCGGGCGGCCTCGATGTCTTTGCGGTTTTCCATGCGTTTCCTCCTTCGCGCGCGGCGCGCCCCATTGCGCGCCATCGATCACAGATCAGCGCTGCGGGGCGCGAAAAGCCAAGGGGATTCTGCCGAAATAATGCAGATTTCTGGGGGCGGCCTGCCTGCCGCGACGTTCGCGGCGCAGGCAGGGAGGACGCGCATGTCCGGTAACGCCCCCATGCAAACCTCGGGCCTGAAAGTAACGGCCTTGGCGGTTTCGGACTTGGCGAAACTGCTGTCCAAAAGTGCCGGAAAACCCGTCACTGCGGAGATGATCCGCTACGACATCGAAGCAGGCGCGCCCGTGAACGCGGACGGGACCGTCAACCTGGTGCATTACGCGGCGTGGCTCGCGAAGGAGACGGCGTCCCGTGGCGATTGATCCCCGCAATCTCAAACCCGCCGACCTGGCGCGGCTCCTCAACTCGACGCCGCTCGGCACGGTCATCGACGAGCGGCAGCTCTACCGGCACCGGATGCGGGCGGGGTTCCGCATCGGCGACGGCCGCCGGGTGGACCTCTTCCGGTATGTGGTCTGGCTCATGGAGGAGCGGCGCGCGCCCAGGAAGACCATCGACCCGATGGCCGGATACGAGGCCTTGAAGGAACGCGCGGCGGCGCGAAATCGGGCGCTCTCCGAGGCCGGGCGGGACATCGGCGAACTGCCCGCCGTGGCCGACCCGGACCGGAAGGCGCAAGCCGAGGAGGATTTCCGGTTCTTCTGCGAGAGCTACTTTCCGAGGACGTTTCACCTCGCGTGGTCGCCGGACCACCTGAAGGTCATCGCCCGCATCGAGCAAGCGGTTCTGCACGGCGGACTCTTCGCGCTCGCCATGCCGCGCGGTTCTGGCAAGACCAGCCTCGCGGAGTGCGCATGTCTTTGGGCGGTGCTCTACGGCCACCGGGAGTTCGTCTGCCTCATCGGCGCGTCCGAGGTCCACGCGGTCGAGATGCTGGATTCCATCAAGATGGAACTCGACGGCAACGACCTCCTGGAGGCCGACTTCCCGGAAGTTGTTCATCCCATCCGGTGCTTGGACGGCATCGCCAACCGGTGCTCGGGGCAACTCTACAAGGGCGAGCGGACGCACATCGGCTGGACGGCGAACGAGGTGGTATTGCCGACCATGCCGGGAAGTCCCGCGTCTGGGGCCATCATCAAGGTGGCGGGCATCACGGGCCGCATCCGGGGCATGAAGTACAAGCGCGCGGACGGGAAGACCGTCCGTCCGTCGCTCGTGGTCTTGGACGACCCGCAGACGGACGAGTCGGCGCGGTCGCTATCCCAGTGCGCCACGCGGGAGCGCATCCTCGCGGGCGCGGTGCTGGGGCTTTCCGGGCCCGGCAAGAAGATCTCCGGCATCATGCCCTGCACGGTCATTCGCCCCGGGGACATGGCCGACAACATCCTCGACCGGGAGAAGCATCCGGAATGGAACGGCGAACGGACGCGGATGGTCTATCGCTTTCCTGCCAACGAGAAGCTCTGGGCGAAGTACGCCGAGGTACGCGCCGAGTCGCTCCGTGTCCACGGCGACCTGCGGGAGGCGACGGCGTTTTATGAGGCCAATCGCGCGGCGCTCGACGAGGGCGCGGAGGTCGCCTGGCCGGAGCGGTTCAACCACGACGAGGCCAGCGCGATCCAGCACGCGATGAACCTGAAGCTCCAGGACGAGGCCGCGTTCTTCGCCGAGTACCAGAACGAGCCGCTCCCGGAGAAAGGCATCGAGGACGAGGGATTGCTCACTGCCGATCAGATCGCCGGGAAGCTCAACGGCATGAAACGCGGCGAGGTGCCCATCGGCGCGAATCATCTGACGATGTTCATCGACGTGCAGGGAAAACTTCTCTTCTGGCTCGTGGCAGCGTTCGAGGAGGACTTCACGGGATACGTCATCGACTACGGCGCTTACCCGGACCAGAAGCGGCAGTACTTCACGCTCCGGGACGCGCAGAAGACGCTGCAACTCGCGGCCAAGGGAGCGGGGCTGGAGGGGGCCATCTACGCGGGGCTCGAGGCGCTCGCGGGCGACTACCTGAACCGCGAATGGCGGCGGGATGACGGTGCACACCTCAAGATCGAACGGTGTCTCATCGACGCGAATTGGGGCACGTCCACGGACGTGGTGTACCAGTTCTGCCGCCAGAGCGCGCAAGCAGCGGTGCTCTTGCCCAGCCACGGGCGGTTCGTGGGCGCGGCGAGCATGCCGTTCGTGGAGTACAAGCGGAAGCGTGGCGACCGCGTGGGCTTCAACTGGCGCATCCCGAACGTCCATGGCCGCCGCGCCATCCGGCACGTCATCTTCGACTCGAACTTCTGGAAGTCTTTCGTTCACGCGCGGCTCGCTGTCCTGATGGGCGACCGGGGGTGTCTTTCGCTTTTCGGACGTGACGCCGAGACGCACCGGTTATTGGCGGAGCATCTCACCGCCGAATACCGCGTGAAGACCGAGGGGCGCGGGCGCGTGGTAGACGAGTGGCGGCTGCGGCCGGAGGCTCAGGACAACCACTGGCTCGACTGCCTCGTGGGCTGCGCCGTGGCGGCAAGCATCCAGGGCGCGATCCTGCCGGGAACGGACGAGCGGCCCGTGCCGAAAGGCTCGCGGGTGCGGCTGTCCGAACTCCAGAAAGGCAAGCGGCGATGACGGAGACGACGCCCAACCCTGCCACTGCCGAACGGTCTCGTCCCGCGCCTGATAAGCGCGGCATCGAGTGCCCCGGTTGCGGATGCAGGCATTTCCACGTCCTCTACACACGCCGGGCTATTGGCAAGCGCATTCTCCGCCGCCGCGAATGCCGGAACTGTGGTCGGCGGATCACGACCTACGAGCAGTCCATCGGCTAGTTTCCCGCCCCCAAGTTCTACCGGTGTAACAATCTCGCCTCCCCCACGGATTTCCTGTCCCGCTTTTCCTCGCCGAAGGGCCTTTTGTCTTTTGGAGGACCATGCATGGCGAACGACGTGGAGAAGGCCATCCAGGAGAACGCCAAGGGCCCCAAGCGGGCCAAGGGCGACTCCGTCGAGGTGGAGCAGCACGGCCTGGCCGACCAGATCGAGGCCGACCGGTATCTCGCGAGCTCGCAGGCGGCGAAGGCTAAGGGCCTCGGCGTCCGCATGTCGAAACTCGTTCCCCCGGGGGCGGTCTGATGAAGGTTGCCGAAGACAAAACCAAGAGCGCCGTCCGCCTAAGCGGCCTTCACGGGCCGCGCTTCAGGCGGTTCGACATTCGCGCGGTGCCGTTCCGGCGACTCCGGGCCGGGTTCGACTCGGCGGAGACGACCGAAAACAACCGCCGCCACTGGGCGAAGGCGACGAGCCAGTCGGCCGACGCGGAGGCGACGGCGGAGGTTCGCCGGACGCTGCGCAACCGCGCCCGGTACGAGGTGGCGAACAACTCCTACGCCCGGGGCATCGTGCTGACGCTCGCCAACGACACGGTCGGCACCGGCCCCCGGCTCCAGATGCTCACCGACGACGCGACTTTGAATCGTCTCGTCGAGACCGAGTTCCATCTCTGGGCGCAGGCCGTGGGCCTGGCCGAGAAGCTCCGCACTATGCGGATGGCGCGTTCGCAGGACGGCGAGGCGTTCGCCATTCTCGCGGGCAATCCCCGCATCGCTCACGCGGTGAAGCTCGACCTTCAGCTCATCGAGGCCGATCAGGTGACGAGCCCCCTGCGGCACGTCCTGGACGACCACGAGGTGGATGGCATCGTCCTCGACGACTACGGCAACCCGGTCCTCTACCGGGTGACGATGAACCACCCCGGCGGGCCGACGTGGTACTCGCTCGACGACTTCAAGGACATCCCGGCGGAGAGCATGATCCACGTTTTCCGCCAGGAGCGGCCCGGTCAGCACCGGGGAATACCTGAGATCACGCCCGCGCTCCCACTCTTCGCGCAACTGCGCAGGTTCACGCTCGCGGTCCTGGCCGCGGCCGAGGCGGCCGCCGACTTCGCGGGCATCCTCTACACCGACGCCCCAGCGAACGGCGAAGCGGAGAGCGTCGAGCCGATGGATCTCATCGAGCTCGAACGGAACATGCTCCTCACCATGCCGGGCGGCTGGAAGATGGCGCAGGTCGAGCCGATGCAACCGGCGACGACCTACGCGGAGTTCAAGAAGGAGATTCTGAACGAGATCGCCCGCTGCCTCAACATGCCCTTCAACATCGCGGCGGGCAATTCCTCGGGCTACAACTACGCCTCCGGCCGCCTCGACCACCAGACCTATTTCAAGTCCATCCGGGTGGACCAAGCCTTCATGGCCTCGCGGATTCTGGACCGCGTCCTTGGGGCGTGGCTCCGGGAGTACGCGGTCGAGTCGAACTCTCGCGCTCTTCGCGGGCCGCTCCCGGCGCACCAGTGGTTCTGGGACGGCTTCGAGCACGTGGACCCCTCCAAGGAAGCCAGCGCGCAGGAGACGCGCCTCAAGAATCACACGACCACGCTCGCGCACGAGTACGCGAGGCAGGGCAAGGACTGGGAGATGGAACTCCGCCAGAGGGCGAAGGAGGTGGCGCTGATGAAGGAACTCGGGCTTCCGGCGAACGAGCCCAAGCCTGCGGGGTCGCCCGCGCCCGCAACCGAACCGGGCGCGACCGAGGAGGATGGCGATGCCGTATCCGAATGAGCACGCCGCGCGCCTGCGCGACCCGGCCCGGTACGAGCGATTCCGGCGCGAGAACGACAAGTTCGCCAGGGGCGTCCACGCCATCTGGGGCATCCTGCGCGGCGGTAAGACGGAGCTGCAGGCCATCCGGTTCGACGCGGCGAAGTTCACGGCGGACGAGGCGAAGAAGTGGCTCAAGGCGCACAACTTCAAACCCCTTCTCTTCGAACCGGCCACGGAGGAGAAGGAAGGAAAAGCGATGAAACAGAACTCGAGGGCGGCGACCGTGCCGTCGGGCTTCTACATCCGGGGCGAGCCTGGCGGCGTGAGGATCGAGGCCTCTTCGGCCTCCGCCGAAGGCAAGTCGCTCCGGCGCTTCAGCATGACCGCTTACACCGGCGGCGCGATGACGCTTTCCGGCTGGCCGCACCCGGTGGTGGTGGACCTTGCGGGCCTCGCGGTCGGCAAGAAGTCGCGGCCCATCCTCATGGACCACGACACGGGGCGCATTGTCGGGCACACCGACGCGGTCTCGACCGAGGGCGGCGCGCTCACGGTGGCCGGGGTCATCTCCGGCGTGGGGAGCGCGGCGCAGGAGGTCATCGGCGCGTCGGACAACGGCTTCCCCTGGCAGGCGTCGCTCGGCGCGGCGGTGAAGAAGGTGGTCTTCGTGCCGGAGGGCAAGACCGCGAGCGCCAACGGGAAGGAGTTCGCCGGGCCGGTCTACATGGTCCGGCAGGCGAAGCTGGGAGAGGTGAGTTTCGTGGCGCTAGGGGCGGACGACACGACGAGCGCGAAAGTTGAAGCCGGACGGGTTCCGGCATTCGAGGGCAATCCTTGCATGGAGGTGATACCGATGGACTTTGAACAGTGGGTCAAGGCAAAGGGATTCGAGCTCGCGGGGCTTTCCGAGGAGCAGACCGCGAACCTGAAGGCGATGTTCGAGGAGGAGACGGCCGGTTCCGGCAAGCCGGAAGGCGCGCCGGAGAAGCCGCCCGTCCAGGCGGCGAGCGCATCGGCCGACGCGGTCTTCAGGGCTCGCGAGGAGGCCGAAAGCGCGGTTCGGGCCGAGCGCGAGCGCGTGGCGGCGATCCAGGAGATCTGCGCGGGCGAGTTCCCGCGCATCGAGCGGGACGCGATTCGCCTGGGCTGGGGCGTGGACGAGACCTCGCAGAAGGTCTTGAAGGCCATGCGGGAGAACCGCCCCCAGGCTGACGTTCACGTGGCGGTGCGGGCCGACAAGGGCCGCGACTACGACAAGCGGACGCTGGAGGCCGCGCTCTCGCTCCGCGCGGGCATCCCGGACGAGGCGCTGGTCAAGGAGTACGGCGAGCAGGTCATGGAGAGCGCCTCGGCGGAGCGGGACATCTCGCTCCAGCAGCTCTTCGTGGAGTGCGCGAAGATGGAGGGCGTCCCGGT